TGAGTGCCCGTAGGAGCCGCCACGCCCGCCTTAAGGCCTACGACGCACTCACCGAGCCGCAGGGTGTATTGCTGCTGTCCGCTGTTCGCTGGGCCGCCTAGAGGGATGAGCGGGTTGTCTGCGTTCCAGTACGGGAGGACGGTCGGGCCGCCATCCACATCGTTGTAGATAGCTTGAACTATGTAATACTGCGAATAGCCGCTGGTTAAGGGCGGGGTGACCGCCATGGTGATGGGATTGGGAGCTATCCCCTGCTTTAAAACCTGGCCCGTATCGACGCCGAGCACGCCATAAGGCGTCGCGTCGATCGCTTCCATCTCGTAGATAGAGCCGCCACTGACCGTCACGTTCAATGAAGGCGGCGAGGCCGGATTGCATGCGAGCCCATCGACCCAGGCGATGACATTGCTGAAGATCTGCTGCGGCTGGCCGCAGATCGCCTGCATGAGATAGCCAAGGCCAAGCATCCCGAACTTCTGGTTTTTCAGGAAGTCTTCGCTGCGCGGGACGGCTTGCGTGTAGGTAATAGTGCGATCCACGTGACTCTCCTAAACCCGTCAAACACAATCCGGCATGACGGGAATACTGTACCTTTGCGGACCCGGCTGCACCACTAGCGGAATCATGCCCGGCGGGGCAAAAGTCGGCGTTAGCGTCGGAGCGACCGGAAGCGGGAATGGTCCTTGCGGCGCAGAGAGCTGGGTCCAAACGATAGCGCCAACCGGCCGCGTGATGTTGATCGTATCGTAAATATCCTGATCTGTGACGGTGCCAGCAATGAGGTTCATGTCGCCCCACATGCCACCGATATCCCAGCCCAATCCAGCGACATCCCAGCCTGGCGCACCTGGAATCCCTGCGCCCGGCGGAATGACATTGACGAATGATTGTGCTGGCAGGATGGTATCGCCCCAGCCTCCAGCAATATCGAAGGCAGGAATACCTACGTCCCACGCTCCGGCATCGCCGGTATTCCAGGGCTCGAAGATCCAAGGCTCTTTGCCAGTCAGATCGAGCAGCACATCGTGCATACCCTTCCTGGTCACGCGCTCACGGATCAGCTCCTTCTGGATGCGCGCTCTGAAAGCTTCGTCCTGTTCGTTGACCCGGCGAGGGAATTTGAACTTGAAATAGTCTTTCGAAATGATGTCGAGCCACAGATCCGTCGCCCAGGTGACGCGGGTTTGCTTCTTAGCATAGGCGACGAGCGAGTAGGACCACGCCGCCGCGTCTGCGATGCCGCCGATGATTGCATCGCGGATCGGTGCGATGTCATTCCACCACCCCTTCGGCAGAAGCAGCTTGACGCGCCTGATAACGTCATCGGATCCACCAAGCTCGGGGGCCGGGTTAATGATTGCGGTGACTTCATCGTATTCGAGAAGGTTAGCGTTGATCGGCGAATTGACCGCGACCATGCCAGCAGAGAGCGTATCCGGACCCTCGAGAATTCTCGCGTAGAAGTCCATCGGCGCTTTGCCGGGGAACTGCTGCCGGTAATCGAGCCCGGCGACCGGGTGCCGCAACAGCTCAGGCCATTGCAGCCAAGGCGGCTTGAAAAGCGGCGTCGGGTTCGGGAATGGCTGTGGAATCGAACCGCTATACTTGTAGATAATCTTGCCTGGAGGCGGCTGAAGCAGGTCGGCTGGCTGCCTGAGCCAATCCATCCTCGTAGGCGGCGCATCTTGTTGCCGCAGCCCGCGCGCCGAGACGATAGTCGGCGCGCGAAGCGTCAGGATCGGCCCGGCAGCTATTCCGCGCGAGCCAGGCGTGACCGGCGTATAGGTTAGGACGATGAGGCCTTGTCCAGGACCGGCTGGGCCATTTGCGCTACCGCCGCCGCCACCGCCATAGCCATAGCCCCAGCCAGCGTTTCCAAAAGCTCCATTGCTATAACCAGCGCCGCCACCGCCGCCCGAACCTGGACCCGGAGCCCCAGCGCCATAAACTTCATCTCGCGAACCATTGCCGCCGTTGCCGCCGCCGCCGCCGCCGCCGCCGCCAGCCGTTCCGGCAGCGCCGTCTACAGTGCCGTATGGATATGATCCATATGCCCCGCCACCGCCGCCGAAGCGATTGTTGCCGCCGCTGCCAGCAGTTCCATAACCGCCCTGGCCAGCAGCATTTCCGGGGGAACCGCCGTTGCAGCCGCCGCCGCCGCCGCCTTGCCATCCGTTGATGCCGCTTTGGGCGAACACATAAGCAGAAGCGCCACCGCTAGCGCCCGCTCCATTCGGACCAGCGCCGCCGCCACCGCCACCACCGCCATAGCCAAGATAACTACCGCCGTTGCCGCCGTTGTACTTGGTGACGCCGCATGAAGCCGACGCTTGGCCGCCGGTAGTGCCGCTCGAGCCCTGCGCGCCGCATGAAAGCGTGACGCCCTTCGAGACTGCGTTGGCTAGGGATGTTGCGTTGAAATAGGTGTCGACCGCGCCCCATACCCCAATGCCAATGCTGACCGTAGCGCCAGCTCCGACGTTGACGTTTGTGGATTTGGCGTAAGAGCCTCCGCCGCCGCCATCATAACCGTTTTGATTGCCGTATGAGCCGCTGCCGTAGCATTCAACGGTGTTGCTGCCAGGATTGAAGTCGTTGGGAAGGGTGTAGCTGGTTCCCGAAGTGATGAAGAGAGTGACAATAGCCATAGGGCGGCGGCCTCTTATTCAAGCGCGGCCCTAAAATCCCGCATAAAGTTGTCGCGGGCCTCCCAGCGCTTCAGCTTCTCTTCATACGGATCACAGCCACCCTTGGCCACGCATTCCGGGCAAAGATAGCTCGGCTTGTGCGGGCTTGAACATCTCGGGCAAAGGCCGCCAAGATCAGCCGGATCACAGAATGGTTTAACGAAAACGACGTGGCTGCAATGGGCGCAGGTAAAAGTATCGCACTCCTTGTCTTCTCCCCACGGGCCACCGAAAATCCGGCCTTTGCCCATGCCTGGGCCCCTGCCGAAATAGCCGCCGCCGGGTGGTCCCGGCGACGGGGGAGCATCATAAAGAGGCTCCCCAACGGAAAGATAGCCAGTAGGATTGCGCAAGAGCTTATTGCTCCTGGAAGTAGATCGTCCCGCCTGCCTGACCAGTGTAGCCTGCGGACTGTGTACGGAATGCGCAGCCAATGGACGCGGTGGCAGGCATCGTCAGCTCAGCGCCAGACCCCAGATAGGTCTGCCAGCGATAAGGCGCTCTCTGGTTGAGCAGCATATCGAAGAGGGCTTGCGCCGTGATGGTGCCAGGCTCAATCGTAAGGTTGACCAGGCAGGAAACCAAGGTCGCAGCATCGGCAAGGTCCGCAGCTGGCGGGGTGAATGCTGTACCCGTGCCGACCGCACCGGTGTACCGGTTCAAGGCGAACTCGATGTTGGTATCGGTGGAGGAAGGAGCGGCTCCTTGCGACACGTTGATGTCGAAGACCTTGAAGCGCCGCATGCTGGCCGCTGGGCAGGCGAGCGTAATAAAGGACTTGAGCGAGCTGGTTAAAGTCGACTGTTGTCCAGATGCCGAGAAGACCGCCATTGCTATCTTTCCTCTTTGGTTGGCGCGTCTGCCCCCGAGCTTGCCCCACGTGAGCGGTAAACGAGGCTATGCTACCTCATTTTTTCCTTAAGCGTTAGCTGCCGAAATTGAAAACGACTGGACCGGTAGGTTTAGACCCGGCGCAAGATTCGTAGTGCCGAACACCATTTCTGCAAACGGCCACAAAAACGTCCAGATTGCGCCGCCATCAACGATGCCAGATCCGGTTCCGCTAGGACCGACGCCAACAGACGCCGACACTCCAGGGCCGGAACATGAATAGACGCCATTAATATTCGAGATGTTCTGATTAAGCGCATAAGTAGTTGATGGCTGCCATAATTCACTGCAATAGCCTTGAACATGACAAGTCGGCGTCGAGTCGTACATCCTAAAAGACTGCGCGTAGCCGCCATTGGAGGCGATGCCGACCCAATCTCCGATCTTGGAGGTGACGCCGTTGGCAGAGGAGAGCGGATTGGATGGAAGATTGATCGTGCAGAGGAGGTTGGCTGGATCGGAGGCGGCGACATTAAGCGGCGGATCAGCGGCGAAGATCTTCAAAATCGGAATGCCACCTTGCGCGGTCAGAATCGTATTGATCTGCGAAACCCGAGCCGTCCTTAAAACAACGCTTTCTTGCATGGGTGGCTCAAACTATGAAACGATCGTACTCTGACATTTGATTGTTGCCTGCGCATTCGCCGCAATAGAAGCAGCGTCGCCGGTTAGCCCATTCAAGAGCACAGAACTCACCCTAGTAACACCAGAAACAGTATAGGCCCAAGACGCAAGGATGGCGAAGTCCAAGCCATTGCCCAGACCAAGCAGATTGATATTATCCTCAATAGCCTGCGCAACCAACCCGCAAACTGTATTGTGATCGTAGCCAAGGCCGGACGTGATGATCATCGATACGGTGGCATTGGTGATCAAAGGCGGGAAAGTGCCAGCCTGGACGCCAAGCGGACGCACTCGGTTCACTGCCGCCGTAATCGCCGTCATGAAGTCTGCGCCTGGAGCGCCGGAGCCATCGTCAGCGACAACGTAGTAGTAGCCCGGCCGCCAATTGCCAGCATAATCGAAATCTTCGGTGAGCGTCCACTGCACCGTGACCCCAGTGCTAAGGATGGCGTACTCGGTGCCGAAGTAATTTCCGCGCGACAACCCAAGAATGAAAGAAGCGAAGCGATCCTTGACGCGCGGGTCTGGCTCGGAATCAAAGCCATTCAGCAGCGCCGCCGGATTGGTGACATCATCGAGGCCGGTGATTGGCGAAGCGAATTGCGTGATGGAGTTGGCGACCACATTGCCGTTCACTCCAGACACTACAGCCTCGATCGGAACACTAATTGACTTCGTGTTGGCAGCTAGAGTGTAGCCATTATTGAATGCTGACCAGCCTACGAATGTCGGATTAGCCGTCACCTTGTACTGCAAGCCTCCGCTAGCCGTTTGGAAGAGCGCGCCAACCGGGACGAACGCTGTCACGTTGGAAATGCTGCGCCTAGACAAAATCGCAGTGCCTGAAGCGGCCTGCGACCGGATCCGGTAGACCTGGAAGTCGCCGACGAAGGTATCGACATCGACGCCGGACGCCGTTGAGAGGCGTGACGCCTGAAGCAGGAGCAGCACCATCGCCTGGAACCACAAGAAGAGCCCGGCGAAGCCTTCGGCGATGGCGCGCAGTGGTGATCCTTGAGCAAAGTCAATGAGCCTGGCCGACCGCCCCTGGATACCAGTCGAGATGTTGGTGACGATTTGGTTGAACGAGCGGGTTGGCAAATTTGCCAAGGATATTCTCCTATGCCATATTCGATGGCGACGCTCCGGCAAGAGCGCCGTCATCTAACCATTCATCTGGGACAAACAGACCAATGGCTAATTACGAAGCTATCACGCAAAGCTATTTGCGGTCGATACTCCACTACAATCCACAAACTGGAATATGGACGTGGCTTTTTCGCACCAATGTAGAGCGCGAATGGAACACAAAATATGCCGGAGAATTCTGTAGATTTTAAACAGTTACATTAAACTGGACGGCTAAGCCAGTTTGGGCGCTAACGTACTGAATGTCGATACTCACCATTCCGGGGATGACCTCGGCGACGCCAACGCGCGCAGGCGGATACACTGCGACTGAAGCTTCCATATTCACCTGCGATCGGCAAATTGCCTCGATCTCAGAAGGCTGCCATGGATCACCAATCTTCTGGGGCAACCCGGCTCCGTATTCGCGGTGCCAGATATAGCCAAAGACCGCGGTGCAGAGGCGACGCATAAGGCGCTGCCGCACTTCATCATCCCCATCCACGAAGAGCAAACCTCCTCTTGAATCAACGTGGAAATCATCCTGCCAATCGAGCCAGAAATCCGTCATTTGCCAAGGATCCCATCAAGCGGCGCGGAGCTTAGGACCGGCGGCAGAATGATGCGTCTGACACCCCAGATCCATGGATCGACGATGCCGTTTATCTCTGCCAGCTCAACCCATCGCATCGCGTCTCCAAGCTGAAGCTCGCCGACATGAAAGAGAGTCGACCCGCTAACGAAAATCGACTTCGCAGGGATCGTAGCAGCGATGAAGGTTGTATCCGGCTTGATGGT